CCCTATATAACCCTATACACCACTTATCACCAAACATATGTTCCCCTTTTTTCTGTACATAATGCACAAATTCAGGATAGAATTTTTGTATATTTTGCGAATTGACAAAAGATGTCAATAGTCAAATAGCCGAAAAAATAATAAAATTTTCGTCATTTTTTCATAAAACCCTTTGTCAATAGACAAAACGACGAAATTTCAACCATCTTTTTGTGCAATTTTAACCCGCTAGTTGGAACTTCGCTAACGAACTATTAACAACTAAACTATAAATAATGCACAAACGTTACACTTAAATTTTGTGCAATATTTCATAATTAGCCACCGCTAACAAACGCTTGTTCGATGTTTTGGCCCGAAAAGCTGCACAAAAATCCTCACTACTTTTGTGCAATTTGCTGAAAATGTATAAATTTTACACACTGATTTTGTTAGCTCTAAATGAGAATGACTATCATTTTCAAATAGTAATTTGACAAGTACCACCCTACCATGCTATAATGTAACTAGGCCAAAGGGAGGTGATAACTTTGACCTTAAAAGCCATTGACGTTGTTTTAGCAATCATGATGGCGATAGATATACTTATGGGACTGATAACGGCATTTGCCGGAAAGTCAACAAAATCTAAAACAGCATGGTTTAATAGTGAGAAATTCAGAGAGGGCATTTGCAAAAAAGCCGGGATGTTTTTTTACGTTGTTGTATCAATTTTGATTGACTATCTTTTAGGAGAATCCGTTATCCATACCTCTGTGGCGTGTTTATTTATCGCAAATGAAGCAATGTCTATTTTAGAAAACGGCGCATTATTGGGAATCCCACTTCCAAAAAAGCTCACGAATGCGCTGGAAGTCTTAAAGGGCTTGGACAATTCTAATGAAAGCGAGGTGAAAAAGAATGGGTAAAATTGACAAAGCGTTACAGAACATGATTGACATGGCAAATAATAACGCATATGGGTATGATCAGATTGACCGCTGGGGCGCGTCAAGAGACTGTTCATCTATGCTTATTGACTGTTGTGAAAGAGCCGGAATCCCTCTGAAAACCAAAGGCGCAACGTATACAGGAAACATGCTCAATGTTATGTTAAACTGTGGGTTTAAAATTGTCAACAGTGCGGTTAATTTTGAAAGCGCTGACGGAATGCTCCCCGGTGATGTCCTTTTGAATGTGGTAAATCATGTAGTTATGTATTGCGGAAACGGTAAAGTCGTTGGCGCAAGAATTAACGAAAAGGGCACTGCCACAGGCGGACAACCGGGAGATCAGACAGGTAATGAAATTAGCGTACACACTTATTACAATTATCCCTGGAATTACTGTTTGAGATATTTTGAGTCCGCAACCACAAGCACCCCCAAATACTTTGACAGCACAGTTATCTTAAAAGCTCAGGAGTTTTACGGGTGTGCTATCAAAGACGGTATTGTCTCAAACCAACCTGTATCAAACAAAAAGTATTTGTGCAACTGTCCTGAACCGGATTGGCAGTTTACGAGTAATTACGCACAAGGTAGCAACCTTGTAAGAGCTATGCAGGAAAACTTTGGCTGTACCGTTGACGGTTGGTGTGGACGAGAAACAGTTGGGGCTATACAGAGAAAACTTAAAAACCTTGGGCTTTATGCAGGAGAAATTGACAATTCGTTTGGCCCATTAACTGTAGAAGCTTTTTGGAAGTATATTAATTAACATTTTACTTATGTTTTATCAAACGGTCATGCGCCATTAGTTGTTCCCTTTCATTGTTATGTTGTGTAAATAAAAACAGGCAGATTTTACTCTGCCTGTTTTATTATTTCCACATAGTGCTTGATACTTTGTACATTATTTTTTTAGTACCATCCTTTCCAACAATTATAAGTCGGTCACCGTTGAGAATGATATATGCTATATTATCCATATTTCACCACCTTTTACACGTTATACATTACGCCACCTTGCCATAACGTAACACCGTTTTCATAAATCTGCTTTAGCGTTTCAAGCTCTGGTTCTGTTACATCTCCTGATATATTTGCTTGATGGCACTTGAGGTATACAAAATTGTAAATATCACTCTGGCCGTTATGTGAAGTACGGTTTGGCAACATGAAATTGTCAATTCTAAATCCAGTCCTAAAAAATGCTTCTGCAATCTGTTCAAATTCGTAGTTTACCGCACTTTGGTATTCTACCCATATCAGTGGCATATTTTTTTCACCTGAAAGTACAACAGCACTTCCTTCTGACATCCCTGTAACACCGGGCGCTACCAATTGACCATCCATTCTTGCGGCTTCTGCCATTTTAAGGCTTGCATAAATGTTATTAGTAGCCATGGCAGTTTGTGCTCTATTTTGTGCTTGTTGAATAGCGTATGACTGATTACCATACTGAGTATTTGCGGCAGTCTGAGCCGCTCCTAAAGCGTTTGACAAAACACCGCCCAAATTCAGCGAAAATAAAGAGCCGACTGCGCCAGCAATATTTCCAGCAACGGCAAATTTCTGATTCATATTGTACTGTGCTTGCGCATTTGAAATAGCGGCGCTTGCAAGCGCTCCGCTCTGACTGGCCAATCCTGCGGCGTTTGCGGCATTTATACGTTGTTGCGCAATTTGATGTGTAGTTTGCGCAAGGTATAGTTTGCCGCTGTCGTATACCACTTCAAACTTTGGAAAGTTTGTATAAATTAAGGAATAGTCATAATTGAGGCCTTGCCCTGCATAATTTTTAGGAACAATTAATATTTTAGGGTTAGCACTGACTTCATATTTTGCCACAAACTCGATATTGTCTTTCGGAGTAACTGCGTATGAATATTTTCCTAAGTCTAGCTCTACTCTATTTCCGTCAATTCCACATAACAATATTTTTGTGTACGGGCTTGCATACATTTGATAGGACGTATTATGAGCAATATTAAATGGATACTTATCTTTCAGTGCCGTGTACGGAGACGGAATTGAAAAGCTAGTCTCTGTAAGCGTACCGTTAATAAGCCGCATACCAGAATGTCCGTTGCCTATATCAAAAATTCCCTTACCTGAATAAGACGCAATAATCTGATAAGGTATAAAAGTTATTGAATTGATACATTGAGCAACCCACGGTAAATCCCTCATTTGATTAAAAAATTCATCAAGGCCAGCATACGTTGTACTGCCTACCGTCTGTGTAGTAAGTGGGAAGCAATATAACGCTGTCTGGTTAGGACACCCGCCAACGAAAGACGGGAGTGGTGTTTTAATAACAGGGTTACTTTCTGTTCCACCTGAGGTTAAAAAGTCACAGCTTGATGAAATTATGAACCACGGAACACCGTTATTAAACATCGCACTTGTGCCTATCATGTCAAAGGTATATTTTGTCATATACCGATTGACAGAATAGTCTTGTGCACTTGCGTAAAAAGCATGTGCGGCATAATGGTTTTGCGCAACGTATGAATATTCCAGTACCACATTAAAAAGTGTGGTCTGAAAAACATCCTCTACCAGATAAAAAATTGTTGACTTATCGTTATTCCATGCGGCATCGACGATAAAAGCATAATACCATTTTGTACCGCCGTCTAGCTGATATCTGCAATATCTGTATCCACCTTCCCTGAAAGCTTGATAAGTTATCGGCACAATTACTGCTTCATGTGCTCTTGCAAAATTAAAATCTGTGTATTCGAGTTTTGTCTTTTTGTTAAAAAACGTGTTTTGTTCTTCCAAAGTATCAAAATAATATTGGTTACTTTGGTCAAGGGGAATGGGTATAACACTCCCCTTGAACATTTGAAAAACCGCCATTATTGTTTTCCTCCTATTTATTCAATATAGCCTTGGTCAAAAATAACTAACGCAACTCCTCTTGACGCAGAAGGATTATTCGCCACATTGATTTTATATCTCCCTTCTGACATTAAGGCCGCCTGTACAGTAACGCTAACGTTGCCCACCTTAATTTCAGTAAGATTGGTAAAAGAAGCAGTAATTTTGCTCCAGTCTAAACCATAATATGAAATTGCACCGTCACTTGTGTATACTCCTAACAAAATTCTTGGTACTGTTGGGTGTATAAAGAAATCTGTTGATGCAGTTCTTTCTTGCCACACCGCTTTTAGACGATTAGACAAATTAAATACTTCATTGATTGCTGGAACTACTGTTTTAGCGTCAGTGGCAAGGTCACTTACAGTACCAACACCGTTTTCTAATGTTTTAACTTTTGATTCTGTACCGGATAAGCTTAAATTAATTTCGCCAATTTCATCCTCAATAGATGATATATCCTTTTGAGCTTGTGACATGCTAGCTTCTAGCGCCGCTACTTTTTCAGCCAGCCCATCATCTGGCTCAATTGGCAATGATAAAACATACTGCCGCAACGCCTCAACTAATAATGGCAATGACGTAGGATTCCCTATTCCATACGTTTCAATCTGATTTCTGTACTGCTGATTAGGGACTAAAACATTATTCTGATTATCAGGCATGATATGTACCTCCACTTAACAAATTTTCATAAATAAACTGTTGCAATCGTCATAGAAAAGCCTATCCACGTTTTTCCACTTATCCCAATACTTCATAAGAGCGTCATATGAGTTTTCATTTACAGATGAACCGTCAACAGTTTTTTCAGATTCTACATTTCCTCCACGGTTTTCGAGTTCATTTTCTATGCTGTTCGATTCTGTTTTAGTTTCTGTCGTGCCTGTCTGTTTCCGGGTATTTGTGGCATTGCTTACTTCATTGACATACTCATCTGTACTATACGGTGTAAACGGTGTAGTCCCGGCTTTAGTTCCGGCGTCTTCGGTCGTTGTAAGGTTTGGTGTAGTAGTGTCTTTACCCGTATTGCCCAGTTGGTTTACACGGGTGTTATTATCCTCATGCGTTTCTTTATATTTTTCAATTCTCGATGAACCGAAAAACGCAATCGTGCCCTCATCCAATAACCGCTCTGTCTCAATCCACATTAGGTTATATTTAGGCGCGATATCATTAAACTTATTGTCCAATGCTAAAATCCATTCATCCCAGTTATCAAAGGCGATTTCACGGTTATAAAATCGCTTCACAAAACCCACATTTAATTCTTGTCTATGCTTCTCATCATATATAGGATATGTAAACTGTGAAAAAATATCATTTGCAATGGCGTCATAGTCGTTATTGTAAGAATGGTACACTTCATGAATAGTCATGGTATACAAGCTCAATCTTAATCACCTTCTTTCGGTGCATATGTATCGGCAACAAAATCACAAGAAATTTCCAATTCAGGCCAATGTTTTGCAACTCTTTCTAAAAAATCACCTCTAGCAGACTGATACTTTTCACGATTCTTAATAATAGCGTCATTATTGGCGGTTACTTCATCCACTATTTGTCGTTCTCGTTTCTGAAATGCAACGTTATTAATTCCCATATATGTTAGATATTCATTCATGATTGCTTGTTTTTGCGCTTCTAATTCTGTACCATAATATTTTGGGGCTAGCTCAATTAGTTTTATATCGTTAATAAGTTCAGAATCTCTGATTCTTATTTCCCTTTCACCAAAGTCTACCTTTGTTTGGATTGTCTGCATACTCATATCTGTATCTGTATCAGGAGATACATATGCGATTATGCTTTTAATATTTTTCCAGTTGGCAGTTATTGTGCGTTCTATATCTGCCATTTTTCTTGCGAAAAAATTTACGATGGGCATATCAGAAATCCTATTTTTTTGATAGTAGCAGATTTCAAACTCTCCCGGCTCTAATGTCCTAAACATGTCTCCGTCCATAACACCAAATGGGCTAAACGGCTTAATTTTTATAGGCTCTCCCACGACATTATAATTTGATGCCGGAAACCACGGAGTTATCATAAACCCATATTTATCACTTTCCCAAAGAGCGAAAGATGTGTTATATAATAAGTATTGCTCAGCCCAGTGCAAACCTAATATATTTTTTCCATTCCATTTCCATCTGCCAATAGCGGGTGAAATTGTGAGTTGATAATATGTCCCTATTGTATCGGCAGTTTCTATTTCTGCCGTTAAAAAGCGATTAAGACCGGGTATAAGATTATTCGATATAGGCGGGTAAATATTGTTTGGTAATTCCATCTTATGACCTCCATTTACATTTTATAAAAGCGAGGGATATGTGTACCCCTCGCCAATGATGTTACGTTCCCGAAGCCTGAGTAATTGCGACCATGTTAAAGAATGGAGAAGCGGAGTACACAGTGTCTTTGTTTAAAAATACGTTGAAAAATCTGCCGCTTTCGTTTTCTCTTACACGCATATCAAGCCAGGTGTCCTGGATATTGAAAAATCTGGCATCGCCGACAAGACAAGCAATGTCAGCAATGGCCGGAAGCGTATCAATGACAACTACTCTACCTACCCAGTCGGCTTTTCCCATGTTAAACGCATTGGCTAAAACCTGAACATCAATTTTAGCTACGTTTGCTGGCGTTGTGAGCACAATCAGATTTTCGATCTGTGTTGTCTGCTCATACGCTCCAGCGATATATTTTGTTGACGGGAACTGCATATCAAGTCCAACTTCTCTGATTTTTTCAACAAGAGATGCTGGCGTAGCATCTGCTGTAGCAATCTTTTTAAAAGCAGTGGACGTGTTAAACGTTGTAAGCACGTTCTTTGTGCTGGTATATTCGTCTTTTTCCATCTGTGTAAATAGAGCGGATACAAGCCCCATAATCATATTAAGAGCGCTTCCCTCATCCACAAATGACATTTTCAGTGTATTAAGGTATAAGCTTACTTTAAATTCCTTCTGGGAATTTACTTTATGAATTTTTGAATTAATGGTACTTGTCTGTGGCGCGTCAACGTTTGCACCAGCCGGGTCATAATCATTTACGCCAACGGAAGAACCGTTGATAAAAAGCTCAACGTTACCTGAACCACCTACAGCGTAAGGCATTTTAAAAATCTTAAGCGGATTCTCAAAATACATGGATGTTACCCATTTAAGCACATAGGTTGTCACCAACCCTTTTACATATTCATTTGCAAAAGTCTCGGAATCCATGATTTCAGAGCCAATTGCCATGGTTGTTCCTGGAGTAGCTAAAGGAATTGCTCTGCGATATGCTTCACTTGCGCCTTGCCTGATTGCGTTCATGATATAAGATGTTGTCATGACCTCAGTATTAATGTTACCTAAGTTTAACAGTGGCATTATTCTTCCTCCTATCGTTTAAAGAAATCTGTTGAAAAAGTTTGCGGGTTAATCGGCGTTCCACTAGCTTCAATACGCTGTAATAAGCCAGCGTTCGTAGTGCGCAATTCATTAATCCTGTTATTAAGTGATTCTATTGTGTCAATATTTGTCTGGTAGTTTTCATTATAATCTGTGTTCTGAGTTTCAAGCGTGTCAAGTGACGCTAAAATTTCAGCGTCACTTGTATTTGCTCTTACAATCTCAGAGATAGCGTTAAGTCTTTCTGCTTCCATGAGATCACCTCTTATTATTTTGTAATGGATAACAGCGGATATTTCTTTGAAGAATTTCCGATTGTTGATTTCATTGTAACTTTGATTTTCAACGGGTTTTCAACGTTTGGCCTAAGTTCGTTTTTGGAAAAAAGAGAAACAAAGCCCGTAATTGCTTCGAAAACTGTGTTTCCGTTTCCTGAATACAGCGAACCATCATCAGAAATAATAACTGTTCTAAAGTTATCAGCGCCGACATTACTTTTTGTAATATATACACCTATCACGCTGATAATCTTGCTGTCACACTCTGATAACGATGTGGAAATGCCGGACATCGCATTTGCGATATACTCAAGATTTTCATCTTTTTCTGTGTCAAGAGTTGTAAAAAACCCGTTTTCCTCAATGATATTTTTAATTTCCTGCCTTGTCATGTTATTTTACTCTCCTTTTTTATTCTTTTTTACCTCTACTGCATTTTTGAAAAACAGACTTTCGTCAATTCCTAAAACTACGTTTTCCGTTACGGATTCAAGTATCTGCGCTTTGCTGGAGACTAATTCCATAATAACGTTGGCCGTAGCTTCTTTAGAATCTTTTCCATACCCGGTAAACTCTTTTGTCTGTCCATTTACGTTTGCTTTTACAGTAGTTTTTATAGCACTTCTTGTAATCATATTTCTTTCACTTCCTTTCTATATAATTGATTATATCATATTATAAATATTTGTCAATAGAAAAATGAAAAATTTTTAATAAAATTATCAAAAAACATTCTTGTTTTAAAATCGTTAAATTTCAGCCTGTCTTTTTCATAAGCTCTCTTTAACACAGTGTATAAAGTATGGGATATATATGGAGCATTTCCCCGTACAGCGTAAAACACTTGCGCCTTAAACTTTTGCTTACGTACCATGGCAATTTTAATAAGCCCATTAATTAACGTTCTTTCTCTTGCGTAATACGCTATAATTTTGTCACTAACAAAGAATATATTTTTCCCGGCATAAATATAGAAAATTTTCTCGCTTGTGATAAGTTTAACATATGGCCTAATTTTACGGGGAGTATCTACATTAGTTTCCTTATCGTCAAGTGTGTCCGCCCCAGCGTTATAGTCTTGATATTTTTCAGACGCAAGCGCCAAGAACCCGTTGTCCTCAATCTCATCTTTTACGCCTAGTTCATCCATGTCAACAAAATCCATGCATATTTTTATTGATTTCCCTGCTTTAAGGTGTGAATTGATATTGTAGTAACTTTTTCCTAACTTTGGCTCAATATGCCATGCATAAAAATACGGGTTAACTTCCGATGTTTTATTAGCTATTAACCATATTCTACAGCCTTTCCGGTTTCTAAAAATCGTATTAGCTAGGTCAATTAAATCATCTACTTCTTCCATACCGTTGATATATTTCCGGAAGTCTTTTACAAATGCTTCTTCAAAAATTATATTTTTAACATTTGGAAAAGAAGCGGTTTTCATTTCTTCTGCACCAAACAATGGTATTCCACAACCTAATGTTTTTATATATATTAGCTTATTGTTATTTCTCTCACATAATTGAAACTCTCCATTACGATATCTAATAACATAATTAGTTCCGTTTCTTTCGTTATAATCTTGCATGATATCCGTAAATAGTTTTGGCGCTGTACGCTTCATTTCTTCTTTTCTACGTCTTATATAGACAAAAGAATTTTCCTTAAATTCTTCTTCGCAATTTTTAGTAAGCTCTGGATAGTGCCTAAAAACAAGCTGCTCTTTCCAACCATATGTTTTGCCACCTGTCCTTGCGGAAAAAATACCCACAGCGTAACAATCTCTTGTTTCTCTTTCTGTTTTTTCAAAATCATAATACTTTGTTTTGCTCAAATTGTTTTCCCCTTTTCTATCATATCTGCCAACGCTATTCTAGCAGTTAAATCAAGGTCATATCCTTGTTCAAAGGCTTCTAACATTCCCTCAATTTGCCGCTTCTTTGTGCTATCCTGATATTCAGACAACGTCTGTTTTGCACTATCAAGTTCATCGGTTGAGTATGTTGTACTTGTTAAAAGCCTAAACCTGTCACTATCTGTTACAAAACTTGGTAAATCCATATAGTAATCATCGTCAGAATAATACAATTCTGCCGCATAATCTGCCGCTTTTTTAATTGTACTTTCTTTTGGCTTCATATTAGGATTTCTTTTATATCTGGATTTCAGGTTCGATAAATACTTTTTTGCCTTATTCATAAATCTACAACCTTTCTTTTTATCAATGGAGATAGCATAACTTCCTCATTTTTAAATATACGCTCATCTTTAAGCATTATTTTAAACGTGCTATCATTAATTTCTATAATACCTAACTCTTTATTCACGGTTGATTTTTTAATATCTATTGTTTTCAAGCGCGAAAATTCTGAAAACTTTAGGGGAGAATTACATCCGGCTAAGGTTGTATGGTTAAATAACTTTCCGTCTTCATAAGTTATATATTGCTTTCTCTTTGCTCCTAGCGTCTTAAAAGCAATCAGTATACCCTCCATTTTAAACTCGCCTAATTCTTTCCCATCTCCTTTAAAACCAAAATGTTTTCTAACTTGCGCTTCATTTTCGTACCCGTATATGTTTAGTATATATACACTATCTGTATCACTATAGGCCCCACTGCCTTCACACTGTGCTTGCGCATAACCACCTGTTTTTTGAGTATCAATTCTAGCCTTAAAGGGGGTAGTCAAAAATTGCTCATCCACGTTAGGAGCAAATAAATGCATTCTCCCCGCCGATGTAACGGCGCAAGCTAATGGGACAAAATTGCACTTATCAGCGTAAGTCACAAAGTCCTCTGATGTTTGGTCTTCCGTTGGTACATAATATTTTCCGTCAAACTCATAAATTGTTTCATTAAGTACTTTGTCCAAACCGATTACTTTTGTGCCTGCTTTTCCATAAGACCCGTTCATGAGTAATTTTACTGCACTACGTTTAGCCCCTTTACTTTTACTTTTTATATCTCCTAATGTGTCGATAAAATGCATTACTCCTGAGTTGCCCACTTTTATATCACATCCCACGCCGTCAATTATTTTATAGTCAAATATCCCGCCATGTGCTTTAACAAGTTCTGAATAAAATAATAATTCAGACAATGGGATTTTACATTCTATCCATTCAATCCCGTTATTTATAACAGTATCTTTTTGATATGCTCTAAAACCTGTATTTTTATCAGGATTGCTAGTTGCATTGTAACGCCTTAACTGCTCGGATGTCAACTCCCTAGGTCTTATCTGATAAAAATAAAATTTTGAGCTAAACTTTATTTTTGCCTTTACTATAAAAAATTTATTATCTGAGCTTTCCACTTTTCCGGTCAATGTATTTACGCATTCTCCATTTTCTTTAAGGCTATAAATATTGTATAGCATAAAATAACCATTATAAAATGGCGGATAAAATTTAATATCAGGATTTCTTTTTTGGTCTTTTGCGGCAAAAAATTCTGATAAATCATTGATATATTCCTCAGTATCGTATCTTAACCCATATATCTTTTTTGTAGTGCCTATAGGGTTTTCAAAAAATTCTTTTCTTGCTCTTTTGTAATCAAGGAGATACGTTTTCATTTCCGGCATTTTGTCACGCATTCTTGATGGATACAAGCTAGTATAATCAAAAATCCAACCTGTAGGCTTTTTGTATTTAAAATCTGATAATATATTAATATTGTCATTGTTTAAATACGTTTCTTCTTTACCAAAAATATCAGATAAACTATATTCTCCTGATTCTATTTTACCTGATTTCTCAGGTGGTGCCAATGTTACACCACCTTTATAAGCGTCAAAGGAATATGTCAATAGTTGTTCACTATACCTATTAATATCCCCTAGGCCGTATGTGCTTTTTTCATTATCCGGTAATTCTTCTAACATTAAATCGGCCATAGGATTTTCTAATAAGATTGACTTTCCTTTATAAAACGCCTTTAAGGCCGCTTTTGCTTCATTGGATTGTATGTCAAACTTTGGATAACGCCTTAAAAAGGCAAAACAATATTTTTTGCACGATTTTCTTTTTCCTTGTGGGTAAGCAATTACGCCTTCTTCTAGCTTTTTGTAGTATTCGCATTTTTTATCACATGATATACACTCGTATTCTTTAACGCTTTGCTCAAGTGCTTTATAGGCTATAGACGAGGATGTTCTCAAACGTGGATGTGAGCCTTTGTTATCCATAACCCTAAAACCGCACAAGTCATAAATAATTTTATCAAATATAACAATAGTTTCTGCTAACGCTAGGCAATCACAAGAATTATATTTTATATCGAGTTCTGTAAACTCATAATTTTCATCCCTGTATTTTTTATAAAAATCTTTTGGAACTTCTACCTTTGCATGTTCAGCGCCATAGGCTATTGCTATTGATTTAAGAGAACCTACAAACGTTTTGTATGAATCATAGCACCTTATAACTTTTTTATCATTTAAAACCAGGTCGCCATTATATAACTTTCCATTGTGTAGAATAAACCTGCTAAAAAACTCATGTTCTTCTTCGCTATACGATGGTTTATTTTTTAAGTAGAGCTGTATCCAGCTTGCATCATATTTTAAGTTATGTACTACTAGAGTTCTTAGTCCCATGTTATATAAGACTATTAACGCTTCTTTAAAATCACTAAAGTTATCAAACAAAAATACTGTCACATATTCGTAAAATCTAATTTTGTTATTTAATAATGCGTTTTTAGCTATGTTAAACTGCTCTTGATAATCTGGGTGTAAGCCTATCTGGAAAGACCATATTCTCGCCCCGGATTTATCCGGCTTAATACAAGTTTCTGTATCTAATACAGCCCACCTAGATATAGATACATCGTTTTTATGTTTTCCGTGTCTTCCTTCACTCAAGCGTTTAACGTGAAAGATTCTCTCGCCTGATTTATATTTTCTCTCAATATATGATATTGAGTAGCCTGTTAAATCGGCCAAGTTTTCGCTTTCCATTGTTTCACGTGAAACATTAAGTTCAAAAATTTTTATATTTTTGAGTAACATAGCCGTCACCTATTTTAGAAAATTACTAATGTGTTTGCTTGGATACTGTAATGTCTGACATAATAATAAGGATAGTTAATAATTACTTCTCTTACTGTCATATCTTTTAACTCATCTGTAGTTGCATTAAAAACTGTTATTTTCTTATCCATTTTTATCTCATCAATTAATGTCAAAAATTGTGAAACATATACCATATTAAATCACTCCTTATACAATAGACAAATTGTTTCTACCGCCTCTTCGGTCACTGCATATATAAAATTCTTAACAGGATTATTATTTGCTATACACAACCTGTCAATTTTCTTAAAATATCTACACTTTAGATTATAAATTGCTTCTAACGTAGGAAATAGATTTTCTATTCCATTTTCATAGGCCGTTAATATTGTGCTAAGGTCTTTGCTAAAATTAGACATTAATGTAAGTAATTTCATTATTTTACTCCCCTTCTTCCAGTTTTATGCATACATATAATATTGATGAGCTTTTTCCCGGTATCCTTTTATATATAAGATAACCATTACCGTATTTCCCATTATATTCATAGGCAATAGCGTGTATTAATTTCTTGACGTATGCCCGTGAACCTGATTCCTTGACAACAATAAGGTGATTCTCACTCATAAACCTATCTAGCTCTTTATATGTCAGGAACACATCAACAATATCTCCCGCTGTCTTTGGCAACGCATTTCTGTTAATCTTGCACTTTTCCAAAAATTCTTGATCTTTCATTTTAAACCTCCTTTATAACAATAATAAAGGTATAATGATACCCATCAATATAATTTTCTGCACTAAACAGTGTAAATACTTTACTGCTTAATAATTGCTCATTTTTACACAGTTTAGCGGCCCCTTTAAACACGGCCTTTTCCGTAGCTGTGTTATACACCACCTCAATTATTTCTGAGTCAGGTATTAATTCCAATAGTTCTTGTAATGTCATTTTAAATTTCCTCCATGTTATTTTTCTATATTTATTATATCAAAAAATTGTGTAATTTTCAAACACTTTTTAATAGTAAAATTGCACAAAAGTAGTGAGGATTTTTGTGCAACTTTTCGGGCCAAAACATCGAACAAATGTTTGTTAGCGGTGACTAATTATGAAATATTGCACAAATTTTAGGGTTTGCATTTGTGCATTATGTATAGTTTAGTGGTTAATAGTTCGGTAGCGAAGTTCCAACTAGTGGGTTAAAATTGCACAAAAAGATGGTTGAAAATTCGTCATTTTGGCTATTGACAAGGGGTTTTATGAAAAAGTGACGAGAATTTTATTATTTTTTCGGCTATTTGATTATTGACAACTTTTGTCAATTCGCAAAATATACAAAAATTCTATCCTGAATTTGTGCATTATGTACAGAAAAAAGGGGAACATATGTTTGGTGATAAGTGGTGTATAGGGTTATATAGGG